ACTATATTCCTGTATGTAGAAGTTGTTATAGTAAAAAACAATCCAGCAATAGTCATGAATAACCAAAGAACCAAGAACCAAGAACCTAGAACCTAGAACCTCTCTTCTCATTTATGGAAAATATATATTTGAAAACTATTTAAATCAAAAATGTATTAATAACATATAAGTTAATGACAACCAATGATACATCAACGAATACCAATACCCCTGCTAAAAAACGTGGTAGAAAACCAAAGAAGGCACCAGAAGATACGACAAACAGTGGTAATATTATAGAAACAAAAACATTAGACGATAACATAAATGTTATCATTGAAGAAACAACCCAAGAACTAAATCAATACACCAAGAATGAACTATTAAATAGTGTAAATCTAGATTTAACGAATGTAGAAGAAAGTGACGATATAATTGAAAATAATGACATTTTTTCTACCGACATAGCGGTACAAAATGATAAACCTGCTGCTAAAAAACGTGGTAGAAAACCAAAGGGTGGTAAAATAATTCAACAAATCGCCCCATTAAACAATTGTAAGGAGCCCAAGTCTAATGTTATTTTGCATTTGAAATGTTCCATCAAAGATTTATACTCAAATAATGAAACATCTGAAGTTCAAGGATTCGACTTTCAAAAATCACAACTATCATATAACGATATTGTGACTGATACAAATATATTTAATACTACGCATAATTATTCGTCTGATATAAATAGTATAAATAGTATAAATCAATTTAAAAAAAAATATGATGATGACGATGATATATATGATTATGATGAGGACAAGCCTAACAAAGACAGTGATATTAGAGAAATATGGAAAAAAATAAAAACACTAGAACACAGTCTACATATTAATAATATTTGTGATAAAAAATCCGCTTGTTTTTGGTGCACATATGATTTTGATAATCCTCCGATTTATATACCAAAACATTTTATAAAAGAATCATACCATGTATACGGCTGTTTTTGTAGTCCTGAATGTGCCACGGCTTATTTAATGGAAGAAAATATTGATAGTTCGGCAAAATTTGAAAGATACCATCTTATCAACCACATTTATTCCAAAATTTATGATTATAAGAAGAACATAAAACCAGCGCCCAATCCATATTATATGCTTGAGAAATATTACGGCAATTTAACAATACAAGAATATAGGTCTTTATTAAGAAACGAACGATTATTTTTAATTGTAGACAAACCTCTTACCAGAATTCTTCCTGAATTGCACGAAGATAATGACGATTTTATTATTAATAACAAAATAATTCCATCGAATACATATCAGATTAAAAAGAAATTACAAAACAAACAAACCAAAACGACTATTTTGAGTGAGAAGTTTGGTCTCAACCCATAAACATTTTTGTAAAATATCAAATAACAGAATATTTTGAAATTTTACCATAATTATTATTAGGAACGCGTAGTTATTTTTTATTTATTATTTTATTCTATATTTTATTATTTTATTCTATATTTTATTATTTTATTATATTATGGATAACTCTGAAAATCAAGACTTTTCTTGGGATATAAACACAATCATTGATTTCATAAAAAATAATTACATTCAAATACTCATGTTTTTATCAGTGTTTGTTATTATTTATGTAGTTGATTATATTTCTAACATAAATGCGGTTTTATTTGGAATACCTTCGGCAGTTCCTGGACAAAACACCACTAACCAGCCTAAAAAAGCAAATGTAAATATGAATTTTCCAAAAAAGAAAAGACACCATAAGAAATAAAATTGCCGCGCTTAGACAATTTTTTTCACTTCACCTCTATCTACGCGGACTTGATAATCGCGCATATTGGAGTCCAATTTATGTCGTAATTGTCTATAAATCTCCTGATTTACCGACGCCACAGGACGCTCTAGTGCCTTTTTTTCAGTAATACCCAGATATGCTTTGATGACGGCAATTTCGTCATAGTTATATTCTTTTAATTTCATGAAAGCACTGTCTTCGGTATAATCTGTTTGTCGTAAAATTTTTTGTATTTTTTCGTCGATTAGGTCCGTTTCCACTAAAGAAATGTTATCCGACATATATGAATTAGATAAATTATTTTTTAAATCATATTAAACGAATAATTATATATAAACTATCCACGTAATGAGCGAAAAATTAGAAAGTTTTAATACACAGCCTTTGATGACAGAAATTGAGGGTGTTATAGCCAGAGGAGTAAAAACAATTTTAAAGGATTTTATGAGCAGATATGAATTATTAGAAAAGACTCATAATACAATTATGAATTTACCGTCGGTTAGAAATGAGTTAAATAAGAGTACTGATACAGAAAAAATAGTAACAGGCGATGAAACTGATAAAGGTATGAACTCTATTAATGATACAACACGTGATTATGTGCGTGAAGAGATGGGTGGAATCGAAAAAAAGCTAGATAGTATTTTGAATAAGATTCATTTATTAGACCAAGAGGTCAAGGCGCTAAAACAAGTGTCGCAGAATGAGAATAAATGTGCGGAGAAAATTGTGATTAAACCATCTATCGTTTCGGCTTGTGAAAACGAAAATATACAAGTTGAAATTAAAGAACACGAAGAAGAGGAAAAAGAAGAAGAACAAGAAGAGGAAAAAGAAGATGAGGAAGAAGAGGAAAAAGAAGAAGAACAAGAAGACCAAGAGGAAAAGGAAGACCAAGAGGAAAAGGAAGACCAAGAGGAACAGGAAGACCAAGAGGAACAGGAAGAACAAGAGGAAGAGGAGGAAGAGGAAGAGGAAAAGGAAGAGGAGGAAGAGGAGGTTACCGAAATTGAAATCGATGATGTAACATATTATACTAATGACGAAGAAAATGGTTTTATTTACGAATCAACCGAAGACAATGAAGTCGGTGATAAAGTCGGTTATTTAAAAGACGGCGAACCATTCTTTTACGCAGATGAAAAATAAAACAAAACAAAACAAAACAAAATAATATAATATAATTCTATAGTAATGATAAAATTATGTGCTCCAGCTATTATATATTTAATATTTTCCGTAACTCAAATACTTATAGACACATTTAAGGGACTTTATAACACCGCGTTTATGAAAGTAATTGTTACTTTTATGGTAACATTATTGTTGAATATTTTATGTGAAAGAAATTTAACATTCGTGTCTTGGATTATTGTTTTTATACCTTTTCTTTTAATGACATTTATAGTTAGCATATTATTATATATATTTGGTTTAGATGTTGCTACTGGAACTATAAATTATAATTGCAAAAATGCAAATGCCAATTCCACTACAAATGCAAAATGCGGTGACGGCATAACAATTGATTCACTGGGTAATATTATAATATACGACCCTGAATACAATGCAACCAAAAATCCTGTATACTATCAGTCCCCTAATATAATCATTCCTAATCCTCATAATAACGATAGTACACAGACCCCCATAGTAGCTACCGCTCCATTAGTACCGAATGGTTCCAGTAGCAGCCCTGCCTATCAAAGTTAAAAATACATCGACATTTGACATCTTAAAAAGATATAAAGATAATACCATTTATTAAGTATCCATGGTATTATATACTATATTTACTACGTTATTAGGTTCACTATTTACGCTGTTAAGAACCAGTGCACTATTAATCCTTTTAAATGATTATTTCAAAAGAACATATCCAGAAAAATACGAAACTCTACTCATCGAAATTCCACTGCAACTCATTCATGTCTATAGCAAATGTCAAATTATGAGCGGTAAAGTTCAACGTAAAGTGAATGAATTTATAGAGGCAAATCCTCCTATTAAAAAGTTAATAAGTGATTTGTATAAGTGCAGTAGTAGAGATTTAGAAATAGAACACATTGTAAACGGTGATGTTTCAGGAAAATACAAAAGAACCCAATCATTGCCAGATACACGAGACAAAGCAAATGAGTTGCTCATTTTTTCAGATGCAAGTACCAATGAAAAATGCGTTAACAAAAAAATTCTTCAACCAGATATCGATTTCAATTATAAAATTTCTAGTGTGCAATTTATATTATTTGAATTAAGATTCAACGTGAAAACAGAGACAAAATGTATAGTAGTGCTTTTAAAAAGCGACACATATAATTATTATATTGTCAACAATATCATTGATAAAAAATTTCTAAAATATTATTTGAAAAATTATGCGTCGGACTCGGTGACATCGGAAGAAATTAATGAAATAAATACATTCCATGTAAAGATCATTGATAATGATGTCAATATAGAAATATTCGATATCAAGGGCGAAAATTGTCTTATTGTAAAAGAAAACGAATATATTATTGTATCTGAATAATGCGCGTATCAAATAGACTATACAAAGTATAATATAATTCTAAAAACAATTTAAAAAAAAATGATTAATAAATATATTAAGAATGTTATCCCAGCATACAACAATGGAACCAGTAACTTCTAGCACGGATTCATTTCATAAATTGTCCAGTAATTGGACTCTTTGGGCACATTTGCCTCATAATACAGATTGGAGTATAACGAGTTATATTCCAATCTCTACATTTACTACGATTGAAGAAACATTAGCAGTGACTGAAACACTTCCTGCTATACTTGTGGAAAATTGTATGTTATTTATGATGAAAGAAGGTGTAAAACCTACATGGGAAGACCCAAAAAATAGAAACGGTGGCTGCTTTTCTTACAAAGTTTCAAATAAAAACGTTTATAAAGTTTGGAAGGACCTTACCTATGTAGTGGCCGGTGCATCTATTAGTAGTAATATGAGTTTCGTTAGCTGTGTGACTGGGATAACAATTTCACCTAAAAAAAATTTCTGTATTATAAAAATTTGGATGACTGATTGTAATAATCAAAATCCAGCGATTGTAACAGGCGATGTTAAAGGGTTAGCGTCGCAAGGATGTTTATTTAAGAAACATACTCCAGAGTACTAAGTCCAATCCACCTTTAGTCCACCTTTAGAAAAGGTGGAGCCAAACCTTCGGTAAAAGTTGGAGCTTAGCATTTTGTTATACTTTTTCTAAAAGTATATGTGGGAGCCAAAAATTTTGTTATACTTTTTCTAAAAGTATATAGTGGTGCAAAATGTTACAACAAAGTAAAAATTAAAATAATCTTTTTTCGGACTATTTTAATTTGTGAATAAAGTGTTTTAATTTGGGACTGGAAATGGTCTTTGATTTTTTTCTACCACTAAAGGTTCTGGTATAAATACTGGGCCTTTTTCGTAAATATTTGTCGACTCTAATTTGGTTATTTCAGGAACAAAACATGGTGCAGGGTTTACTAAATTTGTCGAGTTAATACCAAATAAAAAAGATTCTGTATCTGCTGCATTATACGATAACTTATTGCCTGGTATTTGTGCAGGAAGTAATCCATTGCCTGGTAACCGAGTATTGTATGCGGCACCGTATTGCGAGTTTGGATATAATGTATAATTTTCAAATTGCTTATACTCTCTTTGTTCTAAATTATAGTTTCCTGGAGTATTTCTATTTCTGGTAGAAGCCATATAATATATACGTTTATAAAAATATACGTTTATAAAAGTATATTTTATAAATACTATATTTTATAAATACTATATTTTATAAATACTATATTATAAGTATATAGTATAATGAGTGATCTAGACAATTCCGATGAACCCGACGATAGCGACGATGGACCTTATTTCAAAGAACTATCTCATGATGAAATATATATGGTAAATATGATGCGATCAGCACATGAGTCAAAAACACATGCCAAATTTTCATTATTACGACGTGTTGGACTAAATCCAAGTGTTCTAATAACCAATATGTCAGGTCGTAAAGCGTGGGTTATCCTTTCTCCTGCGCCTATCTTAAGCATTAGTTCGGTCGGAGTAGAAAAAATAGGGCAAATTTCTTTTTCATCTTCAGGGGAATATAAGTGCCAACAATCCGCAATATCTGATAAGAGCTGTCGCGAATTTGAATTAGACAACAGTGAGATTTATTACACTGTATTTTTCGATTGTGGTAAAGGCAAATGGAAAACCCCATTCAAAAATCGCAAAATAAACACTAGAAAATATAACATAAATTTATTGTGGAGACACGTAGAAGAGTCGATTGATTGCGATTTTGTTCCTACCAACTAAATTATCTATTAGACGAGCGCGTCACGTAATTTTTGCATATTTTGCTCACTAATTTTACCAGATTCTAAATATTCGCTAATACAATTGTGAGTTAAATACATATAATCATATGCAAATAAAATCATCAGACCTAATTCCGCATCGGTGCTCATAAAGTGTCCTACTATTTTTAATGCACATTCGGTGAGTTCTCTCGACGTTCGAACCTGGTCATATAATTCCTTAATGGTTCTGGTCATTTCTTTCTCATTATAATCTTCCATGCCTAAAATATCCAGTACTTCTTGGCGATAAATGGCATCGCGGACGAAATATCTCTCTTCGTCGGTGACTTTATCTGTTTCCAAAAATACTTCGTCGGTATGATAAGTGCAAACGACTTTCGTATTATACATAATTCTTATAGTTATTATGTATAATTATCTTTATATTTTATCCATGAAATTTGTTATAATTTTGCGCCACTTTTTCTAAAAGTGTTTTGCTTTTGTGCCACTTTTTCTAAAAGTGTTTTTGCTTTTGTGCCACTTTTTCTAAAAGTGTTTTTTTTGCTTTTGCGCCACTTTTTCTAAAAGTGGCTAGGCATACTGGTAAGTAGAGTGTTTGTTAGAATAATCAGCGTCACGAGTTAATTCACGAGATGGGACACCTCCGCGAATCCATCCATCCGATGCTACATTCTCGATTTGGTTGGCTGGGTTGTTGATTCTCTCTTGAACCGCTGGTAAAAGTGGTGTTTGGTGATACTTGATATAACTCTTTTCGCTCAAGTTACTCACACTGCGTTTGTTTACGATTTGCTCGCCTTGTTGGATTTGGGCTTCCATGACCGGATTTACGGAACCTCTTCCTAAATATGGAACAGTTGCGAATGGACGTTGGAATAAATCAATGTGACTTCTTGGGTGGGTTTGGATGGAGCCAATCAATAACTTTGAATTGTCGTCAATATTGCAGCCACCAGCGCCTGAATTGTAACCACCGTTATACATGATACCTGGTTGAGTAGTAGCTAGTTCCTTTACGTTTTTCATTGAACAGTCAGATGCAAAATAATTTTGTGTCATATAATTACATGATGCTACATTTTGGATATCGGTTTGAGAGACGTTACATGAGTCTAAACCGATTCTAGATAAATTTTGAAAGGTATAACCAGAAACATTTGCCATTTATATATAATATACATTATTTTTTGCACATTATACATTTTATAATAATTTTATGCCTTCTAGTTTTGATTTAGATTTTTATTTTTATAACATCTATTGAATTTGCTTAAGTTCTTTTCTTTGACAAAAAAGTTATCTGTAAGTAAATATTTTCAATAATCAAATGCTCCATATCCTTTTGCTATTTCAATAATAATACCTTGTTCAGCCAAATTAAATCCACTTGTAATGCTGTGTTCATCCCACATCCCTCTTCCGAATTTATTTATTACACGATATTCATTTTCTTCCGTGTCAAATATAGGTTTAACTTTATGTTCAATTAAATCTTCTAGTGTATAGTTTCTTGTTAGAGTTTCGTCATCGTTTTTTGCCTGTGAAATATAAACCAATATATTTTTTAGCCATTTTCTATATCTTTTCTGTTTTTTCCCATTATCTAAATCGTTTATAAAATCCTGATATTTATTATATGTTTCTAAACGTTTATATTGACTTTCGCATAGCATAATATATTCATCATTTACATTTGTTAACAATTCTGTTGTCATGTTATTTATATAAATAGTATTATATTTATATTAATTCATTTTTATATGTTTTTGTGTTTCAATATGTCTTTGATATAATATTTCTCCAAAGCATCCAAAGTCACATTTTTCACAATAGTACGGAAATTCCTTGATTCTCTCTTCTTTTGTAGCGTGTTTGTTTAAATAATGTAGTTTATAATTTGTTGTTTTACTTGGTTTATAATCACAATATTTACATTTTTCTTCTAAAATTTTATCACTTCTCTCTTTTCTTTTTTCTCCTGTATGTTTTTTACATTCTAAATGTTCATTCCATTCTGACAAATAGTTACATTTGTATTGGCATTTTTCACAATTATATTTTTTATCCATTTTATTAAATATATTATATTATTTTTAAATAGTTTAGAGAAACATTTTCTTTATAAAGTATATAAAATGAAAGAGAGGCAGAAATACGATTTTGCTCGACTTGAGCAGTATTGTAAGGAAAACAATGTGGTCTTGTTGGAGGATTATAGTGATCGTTTTTTGACAAGAAGTAGTATAATAAATGGGAAATGTATGTATGAAAATTGTGTTAATAATTTTGAAAAAAATTTATATAACATTATTAACATAGGTGCTTATTGTATTAATTGTGTAAAAAATATTGCAACTGACAAAATAGAAAAACCTATGTATATTATTAAATATGGCTTTGAGAATTTACAAAATTATTGTAACAAAAACAAAATAACTTTGTTAGAAGATTATAGTTCAATCCAATTAAAACAGAAAACTCGTATTTGCGGTACTTGCGTAACAAGTAATTGTCCAAATTCTTTCAATAAATCATTCGAAAATTTATTTAAAAGAAATGGATATTGTAATTCATGTACCAAAAATAATAAGATAAAAAATCAGAAACAAACGTTTTTAAAAAATTATGGCGTAGAAAATCCTAATAAAATTAAATATATAAGGGAAAAAATAAAAACTACTAATTTAGAAAAATATGGAACTGAATATTCATTTCATTCAGAAATAATAAAAAATAAAATAAAACAATCTTGTTTAGAAAAATATGGAGTAGAAAACCCTTTACAAAATAAAGAGATTATGAAAAAGTTTAAAAATACTTGTTTAGAAAAATATGGCACAGAATGTGCAAGTAAAAACAAAATAATTAGAGAAAAAATTAAACTCACCATATTAGAAAAATATGGTGTTGAATATGCATCTCAAAATAAAAATATTAGAGAAAAAATTAAAAATACAAATTTAAAAAATTGGGGGGTTGAAAATCCTTCTCAAAATGCAGAAATATCAGAAAAGGCTTTTAACAATTCATATAAAAGTAAGTCATATATATTTCCATCTGGTAAAATAATAAGATGCCAAGGTTACGAACCCTTTGCTTTTCGAGACTTAATTAATTCATCAATTAATGAAATTGATATCTTAAATAAACGGACTGATGTGCCTGAAATATGGTTTGCAGATGAGAACAATAAAAAACATAGATATTATGTAGATATTTTTATTCCATCTCAAAATAAATGTATTGAAATTAAATCGTTTTATACATATAAAAAAAATGAGAAAATAAATCTATTAAAGGAGGCAGCTGTAAAAAATGCAGGTTATAATTTTGAATTTTGGATATACGATTGTAAAGGAAATCGAATTGTAAATTCGTAAAACGACATAATTACTTATACTGGTATTTTCTGTATTATATAATTTTTATTATATAATAAATCTAAAAATTATATTTTTAATATAGGGTGTACCTAAAATTATCCTTAATTCGCTGCATATTACCGTCTGGTGTCGATTCTTTTGCACTTGGCATCGTGCCGTACAAGAAGTGCGAAAAACTAGCCTGGTCGCCAGGTTGTATTCTCGAATTTGGAGTGCTATAGAGCTGTCTTGAAAATTGATCGAGCTCAAACTCCTGATA